CGAATGCTTCGGTCTGAGCGACACCGTCGCCGATCTCAGTGAGTCCAGCCACGTCGACCGTGCCGTCGCTTTGGACGATGACTCGGCTGTACTGCGGGATCGCTTCGCCAGCTTCAAATGTGCGGCAGTTTCCGTTGACTTGTTGCATCGTTAAATCCTTCGGGGTGGTTGTGCGTTAGCCAGCGACTTCGGAGAGCATCTCTTGACGCAGACCAGGGTTCTCGCGGTTGGCGAGGACCACTGCCTTCGGTCGATCGTGCCCTTCGGCAAGGTACTTGGCGATCGCCTCGTCCCATCGCTTCTTGGCGGTGCCGCTGAGGGTTGACTTCGACGCACGAGCGACCGGCTTCGCACCGCCTCGCATCTCTGGCATCGGTTCCATCTCCTCGTCGTCGTCCTCCATGTCCTCCATCGCAGGATCGTCGGACTCCTCGACGAGTTCGTACTTGTCGTATTCGGCGAGCTTCGCTCGGAGTTCTTCGACTTCCGACTTGAGTTGCTCGTTTTCCGTCATCAGCTCCTGAGCGGCGGCGGCGGCGACCGACGCCATCGGCAGCTCCTTCTCGACGCACTGGAGGATGAAGTCGGCTTTCGCCTTCGGGAACGCTTCGCGGATTTCTTGGATGCTTGCGGGTTGCGGCATTGCTTCGCCTTCGCTGGGTTTTGTTTCAGTGGTGACAAGTGCCGACGCCACCGCCATCGGTAAGTTCGGCACCCGATACTTTGCGACCAGGGACATCGTGCGGCGTTGTGCGATCGACGTTGCGATCCCAGCCGATACCGCTTCGTTTGCGTTGTAGTAGGTCTCGCGGCTCATGGCGTCGGCGATCTCCTCCTCCGACTTGCCCATCCGGCTCGCCATCGCGGAGACATAATTCGCACGGATCTTCGCCATCATGTCCGCTTGGCTTTGCAGATCCTCCAGCGTCGCGTCCATCAGACCGACGCGAGGATCATGGATCATGACGTAGCCGTTTTGCGTGATCTCCACGCGTTCAAACGCGAGAGGGAACATCGCGGCAATAGAAAACGCTGCGGACTCAATCACGCAACGCTTAGGCCCGTCGTATGCGTCGAGTGCGTCATAGATCGCAAAGCCCTCGAACACCGAGCCGCCTGGGCTGTCGATGCGGACGACTAGCTCCTCGCCGCGATCAGCCGCAGCGAGTGACGCCTTGATGTCGGCGGCGGTGACTTCCGTGCCGATCTCGCCAAAGATTTGAATTTCGCTCATAGCAGCAAACTACCCACCCGAGCAGGTTGGGTTGAGTGCTGCGGAATTTCCGTTTTGCGGTACTACTCGCCAGAGAGATCGGCAAGCAGCTCGTCGATCGTTGCGTCGGCGAGCCCAAGTGCCGAGAGTTCGGCTCGAGTGCGTTGCTCGGAGATCTCACCGTCGGCCAATTGGCCGAGCAGATCGTCGATCGCCTTGCGGTTGTTCTGATACTGCCGACGTCCCAGCGACGACATCTCGCCCGTGCCGCCGTCCTTCGGTGCGTTCGGGTCGCTCATCGTCATTTGCACGCCCGCTGGCATCGGCAGCGAAATCAGCTCGCGCCAGTGGACCGGCTGGGTATCGCCGTCCTCGCGGTTCATCGCCGCCGCGACACGTTTCGCTGCCGAGATCGCCTCGGCGTTGTCGCTCACGATTTCCTCGGCGAGTTCGCTCCACTCGACACCGCGTTCGGCATGGAGCCGACGAGGACTGGTCAGCGAATTGCTCAGCCGCAGTGCCTCGCCCTGTGCATCTTTTGTTGGCTCGATGTAAGCGTATCCAGGCAAATTCCATTTGTGCGAGAACAAATCAAATTGTGGCCGAGTGGACAATCGACGCAGCACCGGGTCACTCGCGATCCACTGCCGCACTTTCCACTTGTAAATCGGCGTGTGGAATCGGCGGACGAGCGTACGCTGGTTCGCCTTGAAGCCTTTGCGTGCCTCCTCCATCGCGCCTCGGAAGCCGGAGAAGTTCGTCTCACTCGCGTCGAGCAGCATTAGCACCAAAGGTAGCCCGATGTTGATCCCGAGGACTTGCACCGCCATTTTGAGCTGGAACTCGTACCCGCCGCCGCCGATGTCCGGCGAGAACCCCTGCAACTCCTCGCCTGGTTGCCCGATGATTTCCATGCCCGGCGTTACATGGTTAATGTACCGCACGCCGCCGCCGTCCACCTGGATCGTTTCTGCCTCGCCGTACCCAGGATCGGAGTGCGGAGGCATCCCACCGTCGAACCCTCGCTTGCGGAAAATGGCGAAGCAGCTCGCCACCTGCCGTTGGACGAGCATCGCGAAGTCGATGTCCTCACGCATACCCGCGATCTTGAAGATCGGAGCAAACGCCGTCACTCCTCGCGTCTGCGTCATGCGTTTCGGATCATAAAGATGAAACAATTGCCGGTTCCCGTTCGCATCTCGTACAGGGATCGGATCGCCATCTTCCAAGATCGTCGTCTGATGCGGGTCGATCGGATCGGTCGCGATGTAGTACGCCAACCGGCGGCGGTATTCGTCGAGCTGTACGCCGAGGACCGTGTTGTCCTTGTCGGTGTGCGTGCGAACGGCATGCGCCTCGATCGCCTGGAGTTGCCCGGTCTCCAGCCCCAGGAACACGATGTCGCCGTCAACGAACATCGAGCGGAGTGCGAACTCCTCGAAGTCGTGGAACGTAAACTCGCCCTGGATGTCGCACTGCTCCTCGTCACCCGCAAACGCTCGCCAACGCTCGCGGAGTTCGAGATCCAGACCGTCGTCTCCCGTGCGAGGGTCGAGAGTAAAACCCTCTTGGATCGTGTTGGTTACGGCTCGCGTGATGCCCTGCCCGATCAGGTCGTCGTTTCGATCGACGTCGCGAGCCTGCTCAATGTCATAATAGTACCGCCAGGCGGATCGGTAGTGGTAATCCGCTGCGGCCCCCTGAGGTGCGAGCCCAGTGCGGCGGCGAACAAACCGACTCTCGCGGCTCATGTCGTAGTCGCTGCGTAGATCGTCGAACGCTCGCGAGATGCTTTTCGGCTCGTCCCAGCTCATTGTCTCAGCCTCGGAAGGTACGCGAAACGCCCAAGAATCGAACGCCGCCACCGCCAGCATTCGCGGCGATGTAGGTCTGTGCCCGTTGCAATTGCCGCTCGATGTGATCGGCGTTGATCGACATCGACGAGCCCTGGTCGGCGGCTGTGTTCGGTGCCAATATCAAATACTCGCGAGCCGCCGTCACAAACGCCTTCGCTTTTGCTACCGAGCCAACCTCCTCAAAATCGGCGTTATCCTGTAACGCCGTGATAATCTCGTCGATCGTCCTCGCCATTGCTCGTCGCTCCTTCGCGCCGTTGTATTTCTTCGAGAATCCACATCACAGCACGAGCCGGACTACTCACCACCCGGCCGTCGTCGAGCTTGATGCCTCGGCGTCCCAGGGACTCGGCAACGCGTCGCAACGTCAGAGCGTGTGCACTCGCGAGCCGTAGATCTACACGCCGCATAGTGTAGCCAATCTCGTGTTCGTCCACGAGTTGCACGCTCACCCTCGCGCTCTTGCTTTTCCGCTTCCTAGCCATGCTTTCCTCGCGTAAGTACCGAGAATGGTCGACCGTATGGATCGGTGAGCGGACGCCCGGCGACCGGCTGGTCGCGAGTCGTCCGCCGCTTTATTTGCTGCCTCGGCTCGTCGTCGAACAATCGCACCCCCAACGCTCCGCCCGCTGCTGCTGCGTATACTGTAGCATCAAGAAAGTGGTTGTTTCTATTCTTGACAAACCACTCGCGGCGGTAATCCTTGCCCGGCACCGGCACGAGCCGCAATTCTTCGGCCGTTAGGTGATGCGCGATCGACAAGTGCCTGCGGGTATCCCCCTCGGGATCAAACAACGCGAGCGAGCCAGCATTCCGATCGCCGCCCGAGTTGTAGGTTTCCACGAGAAAACGCTCCTGCACCGTCAATTTCCAGTGCTCGACGTCGACATGATACAGATGCACGTTGTCCGCTGGCAGGTAGTTTGAGTAGCACGCCTCGAACAACGACACCCGCTGCTTCGGGTTCGGCTCTCGCGGCATTCTGAATTGCACGCCCGCTCGTCCCTTTGCTGGGAAGAACGGTCGACCGATCCGCCGCATCGCCTCGTACACGCCCTCGGTGAACGTCCCAGAGTCGACGAGAACGAGCTGCGGAGCGTTGTCCGCCGCCATCACCTCCTCGGCAAACATCTCCAGTGCCGTCGCGATCGCGATGCCGACCGCACGGTCGTCCGAGTTGAGCGAGACGCCGACGGTCTCCAGAATGCCATAGTCCGAGATCGTGCCGATCGCGTTCGGCTCCCAGTCGATGCGCACCCAGTGGCAGTACCGCTTGCCGACGTCGATGCCGATCGACGTCCACTGAGCGAACTCCGACACCTCGCCCTGCTTCGTCCTCGCCACACGTCCTTGAACCCTCGCGGCCGTCAACGTGCCGCCGATCATCTCCTCCTCTGGCTCCGGGTCGTTCTGGTACTCCGCTCGGAACGCCGCGATGCTCGTCTCAGCGATCTGGTTAAACGCCGCCTGGATCGCGGAGTAGATCACCGGCCGACCGTCAACCTCCTGCGGCTTGAAGTAGTCCGTCAGCATCTCGACGCCCTCGTCCATCTTCTCGCGGTTGGCGAGGTAGAAGTCGACCGCCTCGATGCCATGCTCGTCGCCCTCCCGCTGACTTTTGTGCCGCAGCGAGATGTATTTCTCCCACATGTCGATGTTCTTCGGCCACTCCACAATCAGCCCGAACCGATGCCCGTTGTACGCTGGCTTCTTTTCGCGATCGGTGAGCTTCGCCGATAGTGCGATCGAGTTTTGGACCGTGGTCAGCACGACCAAGCCGAGCCGATCACCCTGACCGGCGAGCCCCGAGATCCCTTTATCGAGCATCTCCTCGCGTCGCTCAATTTCGTGATGACTCCTCGCCGATTGCTCGGTCTCCGGGTCGTCGACGATGACCAGGTCCGGGCGGTCCCCGTCGATGTTCGTCCCTCGGAATGCTGCGTCGAGTCCGAAAAACGCGAGTTTGATACCGCCGTACGGCGATCCTTCGACGTCCGGCAGTCGCAGGTATGTGTTGGTCCCCCACACGATGTTCGTCAGATTGCCAGCGATGTGCTGCCTGGCGGCTCGCTGCGGAGCACCCTCCAGAGCCCGCACCGGATAGCAAACCTCTGGGAAATCTTCGAGCAGCAGGTC